CGAGCTGCGCCAGATCAGCCAGGACTTTCTCAAGCTGCGCATCCGCGGTGGGTATAACTGGCGGGGCATTCAAGGGTTGGGGGAGCGCCGTCGCGCCCTCGCCGCGGTGGTGCTGCCGTTTCTGATCGGCAAGCTGCCGCCAGGCTCGCGCAGCAAGGATCTGTTGGTCGACACCACGTTTGGTGAACTCATGGACCTGATCGACCAGGACCTGGACCTGCGCAGCCGCATCCCGGAATCCCAGCGCCGCAAAGCCATTGAGCACGTGCTGCTCTATCTGCACAAACAAGACGTACTGACCCTCAACCACGGCATGACGGTGATGCGTCGCGCCATGACCATCGAAGTCGAGCCGGACAAGCGCACCGGGTACCTCAAAGACGATTACCAGCGCCTTGACGAGCACTACCGCGAGAAGCGCATTCAGGTGCACGTGATGCGCGAGTATGCCGAGGTTGCACTGGGCTCGATGCGCGAAGCCCGCGACCTGGTCAGGCACTACTTCACCCTGGCCAAGCAAGAGTTCATTCGGCGCTACTTCGCCGGCCGCGAGGAGGTACTCAAGCTTGCCACCAGCGAAGAGTCCTGGCGCAGCATCGTCGAGAAACTGAGCGCCGCCCAGCGGGTCATCGTCTCCGATGACGATGACGTCAACCGCCTGGTGCTTGCAGGCCCCGGCTCGGGCAAGACACGCGTCATCGTTCACCGCATCGCGTATCTGCTACGCGTACGCCGGGTTCCGGCACGCTGCATCGTCGCGCTGACCTTCAACCGGCATGCGGCCAACGAGATCAAGCAGCGCTTGCTGAGACTGGTGGGCCCCGATGCGTTTGGGGTCAACGTCATGACCTATCACCGCATGGCCATGCGCCTGACGGGTACCCGCTTCGAACGCGGCGAGACGGTCGAAGAGGGGCGGCTCGCTCAGGTGATGAGCGAGGCCGTCGAGCTGCTCGAAGGCAAGCGTCAGGTCGAGGGCGAGGATGACCTGCGCGAACAGTTGATGCGCGGGTACCGCTACATCCTGGTCGACGAGTACCAGGACATCGACGACCTGCAATACCGCCTGGTCAGTGCCCTGGCAGGGCGCAAGGCCGAGGAAGAAGGGCGCCTGTGCATCTTGGCGGTGGGCGACGACGACCAGAACATCTATGCCTGGCGCGACACCAACAACCGCTACATCGAGCGCTTTCGCGAAGACTACTCGGCGTCGACCAGCTATCTGGTCGATAACTACCGCTCCAGTGCCTGCATCATCGAAGCCGCCAACAGTGTCATCGGGCGTAACCCCGATCGCCTGAAACAGGATCACCCCATTCAGATCGACACGGCCCGTCGTGAGCGACCCAAAGGTGGCGACTGGGAGAGCCTGGATCCGGAGCGGGCAGGGTGGGTGCTGCGTTTGAGGGTCGACGCCGAAGACGACACACGCGCAAACGTTCAGGCCCAAGCAGCGATGGCCGAGCTGCAACGGCTGCTCACACTGGACCCCGAGGATTGGCAGGGCTGCGCCGTACTGGCGCGCACCCACCAGTACCTGCTCCCGGTTCAGGCGTGGTGCGAGGCGCACGGCGTGCAGTACTGCCTGGCCGCGGACAAGGACAGTGCATTGCCACTTACGGCCCAACGGGGCTTTGTGCGCGCGGTCGAAGGGCTCCGCGCGATCACCGAACCGGTCACGGCCGCCGAAGCATGGGTGCCTCTGAGCGAGACGGCCTTGGTGCCGGATTGGTACGGCTTCTTCATGACCGCATTCGAACAGCTTACTGCTGAGTTCGGGCAATGCCCGCTCGCCGCCCACACGCTGATCGACTGGCTATACGACTACGCACGCGAGCTGCGCCAACAACCAAAGCAGGGGCTGTACCTGGGCACGGTGCACTCGGCCAAGGGGCTGGAGTTTCGGCACGTGGTAGTCTTGGACGGTGGCTGGTCATCGCAGCCCGACACCCTGAGCGACGAGCGCCGACTTTATTACGTGGGCATGACCCGCGCCGAGCAGACCCTAACCCTATGTGAATTTCCGGGAGGCAATCCCTTCGTACGCAACCTAACCCAAGAGGTGATAGGTAAGCGCTTCGTCGGCGAGCCCATCCCAGAACTCGAGAAGCGCTACCTGCAGCTCTCGCTCAAGGACATCGACCTGGATTTTGCTGGACGCCAGCCATCAAGCTCGACCGTCCACAGAGCACTTGCAAGCCTCGAGCCGGGCGATCTCCTCACAATCCAGCCGCAGGACGACCGCTTCCTGATCCTGGACGCCCACGATCGAATCGTTGGCCGCACCGCCAAGTCCTTCGAGCTCGACCTCGATGTCGAGCACTGCGAAGTGGCAGCGATTCTGGTACGCCACACCGATCGGTGTGATGAGCAGTACCGGGCCTGGCACAAGTGCGAGCAGTGGGAGTTGGTGGTGCCGCTGCTTACCGCCTGGCGAAAAAAATGAACGTGGGTCGCCCTGACCCGTACCTCGTACTCACTGGAAAGATCATGCCTTCAGAGTTATTTGACCTCGCACCACACGATAACCGCTGGTTCCCTTGGGTAGAAATCGCAGAGTGCTTCTGGCCCGGCAGAGGACGACGGTCACAGACGATTAACCCGAGCTTGGCCAGCATTAAGAACGCGGCGGGTATCTATTGTATAGCTTGGGCACCTATATCCACGATTCCCGCTCCAGATGAAGCGAATTTGCAATACGTCGGGCAAACGAAAAATTTTAAAGCACGCATGGCTCAGTTTGCCTCATCGGCAGGAATCTTTTGGGATGACCGTTATGCCGGCCATTCGGCAGCCTGGCGCTGGCCGCAAGGAGAGACTGCTCAAATGCAGATTGCATTCTTTCCGATCCAGCCCGAGCCGGACCACATGCTAACTGGGCGTTTGTTTTGGTATGAAGCGTTGGCTATAAACGCCTATTTTCAGAAGCACGACAACACTCTGCCACCTCTTAACGTGATCAAAAGTCCGGACCCGGTTGTGTTTGTTTAGCAGCTTGCTACTGTGAGCATGCTCCCGGTGTTGCCAGGCTCGGAGCCGCAGCTACAAGCACATATGCGCATCATCATGACTGTAAGTCTTTCAGAGGGTAGTTGCGTCGGATCGCTGACAGTGGCGGTCGCGCAATGTAAGCCTTATGTCCAGGCGACAGCTCAAGCTCCCGAGCCGAATCAACGCCTTAAGAAATGGGCACGTCCTGTAGCAAGCAGTAGAGAATGTTAGATGTAGGCGGGAATCCTGTAGAAAACACGGGAGCAGAACAATGACGACGGTATACGAACGCACCCGTAGCGTTGTGCAGACGCGTGAGTTTTTGCAGGTTCTGTCCAAGGATAAGAGCCTTCCTGAGAGCATACGACGTCAGGCAGAAACACTGCTTAGGCACTACCCAACAGCCGAATCCATCTGGTTGGCTGGTCGGGTGGAAGAGCGATCAAAGGAAGAACTCTCGCTGTTAGCAGACAAGCATGGTCCCATGCATCCAGTGCTAGTTAGCTGGCTGCTGAGTGATCCTATTTTCTGTGGCCGCGAGGTCGACCCAAGTAGTAACACAAGGGATGGTCTGAAAAAGACTTCCCGAATCTGGTGAAATACGCCGATCCCGTTGCCCGAGTTTCCCGATGAAGCAAATGACCTTCGCCGACGCCGAGTACGCCGGCAAGCGCAAGCAGACCCGCAAAGAGTTGTTCCTGATCGAGATGGATCAGGTGGTGCCGTGGAAGGGTTTGATTGCCCTGATCGAGCCGCACTACCCCAAGGATGAAGGTGGTCGTCCGGCGTATCAGCTGATGGCGATGCTGCGCGTACATTTGATGCAGAACTGGTTCGGCTACAGCGATCCAGCGATGGAGGAGGCGCTGTACGAGACCACAATCTTGCGCCAGTTTGCCGGGCTGAACCTAGAGCGTATTCCCGACGAAACCACCATCCTCAATTTCCGTCGCCTGCTGGAGAAGCACGAGTTGGCGGCCGGGATTCTGGCGGTGATCAATGGTTACCTGGGCGATCGGGGCCTGTCGCTGCGCCAGGGCACCATCGTCGATGCCACGCTGATCCATGCGCCGAGTTCGACCAAGAACAAGGACGGTAAGCGTGACCCGCAAATGCACCAGACCAAGAAGGGCAATCAGTATTACTTCGGCAGTGCGACCTGAAAGTCGCATGGGTTTCTGTTCCGCAGGTTAACGCCCGACGGAACCGACTGTTCCACCACTCGTTCCCTACCCAGACAGGCGTGGCCGGCAACAGCCGGGTCTGAAGCTCTGGGGACAATGTAACCGCCGATATTTCGGTAGGTCGAACCGCGAGGCCAGACTGAATCTGCCAGCATCAAGGCGGAGAGGTGCTAGGGATGAACGGGTACGGCTAACACAAGTGAATCTCATATAAACGTCGTCATAGTAGCCAAGCCAAAGATGCTGACAGGCTTGAACCAAAAGGTGCGCGGCCAGGCAGGGGCTCTTACCGATAGCCCCTCGTGGATGTGGTGCCGCCGGCGAAATCGAGGAGCCCGACCCGTTCGGAAATCCATGCGGAACAGGGTAAGCCCGTAGCGTTGCCGATTTCGGCAGGTGAGCTGTAAAGCAAGCTGTTGATGCTGCGGGTAAAGGAATGTGGAAAAAGCGAAGGTCACCCTGTAATGGGGTGAATACAGATTGAAACATCATCTGGCGCGAAAGCGAGCAGACTTCCACACGGTCTTCCATGGCGAGAAAACCTGATCAATCGTTGTACGGAGGAAAGCAGATGGCAGTGTTCGCACCCAATGCGCAAGCAACGGCGAGCATTGGTGCGCCTTCGAACTTCATATCGGCCTGGCCCCAACACTGGAACCAGATCGAGTCGCAAGTGAAACGACTCCAGGTACGTATCGCCAAGGCAACACGAGAAGGCAGGTGGGGCAAGGTGCAAGCCTTGCAACGACTGCTGACTCGCTCGTTCAGCGGCAAACTGTTGGCCGTGAAACGAGTGACGGAAAACAGAGGCAAGAGAACACCGGGCGTTGATGGCAAGATCTGGTCGACTCCGGTGGCTAAATCGACGGGAGCACAAGCGTTACAGCATCGGGGCTATCGGCCTCAACCGCTGAGACGCATCTACATACCCAAAAGCAATGGCAAGAAGCGTCCGCTGGGAATTCCAACGATGCGGGATCGTGCGATGCAGGCGCTGTGGAAACTGGCACTTGAGCCGGTTGCCGAAACGCGTGCAGACCCCAACTCCTATGGATTTCGGCCGCAGCGATCCACTGCCGATGCAATCGCACATTGCTTCAATGCACTGGCGAAACGTGGTTCGGCGCATTGGGTACTGGAAGCTGACATTCGAGGCTGTTTCGACAATATCAGTCACGATTGGCTGCTCACCAACGTGCCCATGGATAAGGTGGTTCTGCGCAAATGGCTTCGAGCGGGGTATGTCGATCAGGGAGCCTTGTTCGCAACGGAGGCAGGAACCCCGCAAGGGGGAATCATCTCTCCGGTACTTGCGAATTGGACGCTGGATGGCCTGGAAGATGTCGTCCATGCAAGCGTGGCTTCGACAGCGCGCAAGCGTAAGCCATTCAAGATACACGTCGTACGATATGCCGATGACTTCATCATCACAGGGGCCACGAAAGCTGTTTTGCAACATCAGGTTCGTCCTGCAATTGAGGCGTTCCTGAAAGAGCGAGGCTTGGAACTCTCTGATGAAAAGACTCAGATAACGCATATCTCGCAAGGCTTCGATTTTCTGGGCCAGAACGTACGCAAGTACGCCGGCAAGCTACTCATCACTCCGGCTCGCAAGAGTGTGAAGGCATTGCTGGATAAGGTGCGGGAAATCGCGAACGCAAACAAGACGGCGACTCAAGCTAACTTGATCTTGACCCTGAACCCGGTGATCCGAGGATGGGCCATGTATCATCGCCATGTTGTCGCCGCCAAGCGTTTCGCATGGATCGACCATCAGATTTGGCAAGTGTTATGGCGCTGGGCAGTTCGCCGGCACGCCATGAAAAGTGCCCATTGGGTAAAACAACGCTACTTTCGTGTCGTGGGTCAACGGCACTGGGTTTTCGCCACCCAGGAGAAAGCGCGCGGCATGAGTCAACCCGCTTGGCTGTATGCCGCCGCCAGTGTTTCGATCGTGCGGCATATCAAAATATGCAGTGCAGCGAACCCGTTCGATCCGGCATGGACGTTTTACCTTGAGCGCCGAAGAGCGCATCGTCAGGTTACCCAGTCTCACTCAGGCTGCTGGAAGGCTTGAGCCGTATGAGGGGTGACTCTCAAGTACGGTTCTTAGGGGAGGCAGGAGTGGTAACACTCCTGCTTTACCCGACTGAAGGCCCACATCGGCGCGGATGCCGAGTCTGGCCTGGTGTACAGCGTGGTGGGGACGGCAGCCAACGTTGCTGACGTTACCCAGGTCGACAAACTGCTGCATGGAAAGGAAAACATGGTCGGCGCCGACGCGGGTTACACCGGCGTAGAGAAACGCCCGGAACATGAAGGCCGGGAGGTGATCTGGCAGATTGCGGCCCGCCGCAGTATGTACAAGAAGCTGAGTAAGCGCAGTGCGCTGTACAAAGCCAAGCGCAAGATCGAGAAATCCAAGGCCCAGGTGCGCGCCAAAGTCGAGCACCCGTTCCGGGTGATCAAGCGCCAATTCGGCTACGTGAAGACACGCTTCCGTGGCCTGGCGAAGAACACCGCGCAGTTGGTGACACTGTTCGCGCTGTCGAACCTGTGGATGGCGCGCCGACATTTGCTGACGAATGCAGGAGAGGTGCGTCTGTAATGCGGGAAATGGCCGGCGCGAGGTGCTCGCGCCGGCTATAAATCCGGAAAGAGGGGATGATTTGATCGTTTTTTAGCCGAATCACCGTTTTGAAATCGGCAAGGGCTGGAGTCAGCCAGAAATACCTGACTACTTCAGACCATCCCAAGCTAAAAAGTCCACGATATACCGAGTTTTAGTTCTGAGCGCTTTCTCACTAAACGTTATCAGGGCTTCGAATCCTGAGCCAGCGGGATCCAGGTTATTGGATTTTCACTTCCGGATACTAAGCAAAACAGGTAAAGCGTTCTCCATTTCTTGAAGACTACTGCTGGGAGTTTTCTATCCTTAATTCGGTGTGCTGGTGCTAAGGCGAAGAAATTTCGAAATTGCGCATTCTAGGGCGAGATTATCCAAAATTTGTGCTCAAACGACAGGGAGCAGTGAGAGTTTCGCAGGAAAAGTCTCGAATTTTAGCAGTCGCATGGCCAGCTGGGCCGGGGTTTTAGACTCACTACCGGCTGAGGAAGACAAGATTTAAACCGGGGCAAAATACCTAGGTTTGGATGTTTAGGTGCTTAGAATTCGGATCTTCACTTCCAGGTACTGCCGAGGAAACGGAACTGGCAGACGCAACCCATATCCAATTTAACATAATATAGATTATGCGAAGCGCCCAATCAGAACGGCAGGTGCTGCCGCAGCATGTCGAGCCAGTGCAGATCGGCGACGACCATGCCGATCACGATGCCCAGGACGAGCACGACAAAATGACTAAAGAACCCCCTGCGCGGCTGGCGTTGACTGTGAAAACGGGTTTGAGTCGAGCGGCTTGGGGCGCTCCTTTGCATCCATTCCCTGTCCTGAAGACCCACGGCTAGAACCTCCTACGTTGATTGAGCGCGGCAGCATGTTGGATGCCACGGAAAGGCATTGTGCATGAGCCATCGCGTAGAGCGAACCGGAAGCATCGAAACACTGGCACCGGGTCGCGTTGTAGATGCAGCCAGCCACTGGCTTGGCCGTTTCAGTCGTAGACCAGTCGTAAAGCGTTGTCGTAGCTGGCAGCGCTTTCTTCTGGCCCGTGGTGGCCGCTGCGCGTACACCACTGGGCTCAGAAGGCGCTGCCTTTGCAGGAGCAACGGTTTCGGACTGGGTTTTCGACTCGAAGGCCGAGCCGGTGAGGATGGACTGGTCGTTGGTAGAAGCGTTCCAGGCGACAGCTGAGAACACGAAGCAGATGAACGCGATCAACGCAGCAAGCTTCTTCGGCATCTTGAACTTATGCGTGTGAATCGTCGCCGACTGGTAGTACTGGAAGTGCTCCTTCGGAAACTTCCAGGGAACGCTATCTGCTCTGCCCTGCTCGCCCCGATCGTTGGGGGAGTCGACGGTATGTTGCCAGGTGTACTTGGTGACGATCTTGGCGCCGAAGGCGCGATACAGGTGGATGTGCTCACCGGCAAGCTTGCGGATGTGGTGATGAAGGAAGCTTGGCGACTGGCTGACAAAAACGAGATCGTGACCGGTGTGGCGATGCACTTCCATGGCACGTAGACGTTCGTCCTTCACCTCGCCACGGTGAGCGGTAGAAGGGTAAAGGTGAGGCTGCTGCGCCTCGTCGTAAATAACCAAGGCGCCCTCGGGGGTATCTCGCCAATCATCAGGCGCTGGATGACATTGCGGGATTTTCAGTCCGGAAATATTGGCATAAACAGGCCTGCCCTCCTCGACTGCCTTGAGGATCAAACCGATGCAGTAGAGAGTTTTGCCACTACCTGGAACAGCGGTAATCAGAGTAATCATGTGCGGGCACCGAAGAAGGTTTGAATGGCTTGGATTGAGGCGCGAGTAAGAAACGCGCTGGTGATGATCGATAGAGCTTCGGGAACACCGGCGATAGCCATGATTTGGGCGGCAGAAGCTGGTAATCCACCAAACATCGCTTGGGCTTGATCAATGATCCGCTCGACAAGTTCAAGAAGTCCGTAATAGGTGAAAACACCGATCCCGAGCGCAACAAAAAGCTTTGCTATAACGCTGGAAATGATCCAGACGCCAATCGCTACAAGTACCTGAGGCATTAATCAGACCTCCCAAGACCAAGGCTTATATAAAGAGCGGCAAGAAGCGCGCCGAGAATAATTAACGGCTTGAGCATCGCCGCCCATTCGCAGCCCGGCGTCCAGTCGAAAACTTGAGCTCCAAATGCTGTGTTGATGGTGGTCGGTGCTGGGCAACTTGCGTTTCCAGAAAAGGTAACCGACTTCGTAAAGTCGTCGTCGCCTATAAGTTCGGTAAGGTCCGGTTCTTCCTCTTCAAACGGCTGCTTAACCCAGTCTATGAACTTGCACACGGTTGGCATGAAGTCGCAGTCGGTGGGAATCTCAACCTTTGGGGGAGAGACAGTTACGCCTCCCGGTCTCTGAGGATCGGTCGAAACGCTTTCTTCTGTATTGGTTTTAGTGCCGTCTTTATAGGTATTTTTCGTGGTCTTGTCGGTCGGGGTAACTGACCACGGATTTGTTCCGTAATCGAAATGAACAGATGGAAGGATTTCAGTAGTAGTAGTGCTACCTGTTGCCGGATCGGTTGAGGTAGTTACAACGCCAGGAAGGTCAATAGATTGAGGGCCGGAAAATTCGAACCCGTCAGGGTAATCAAAAGAGCCAGGGACATTGAGTTCAATATCTGGGGCAGACTCTGCAGCAAGTTCCGGGTCAGTGACGCCATCGATCATATCGTCGATCTCGGAGTCTGTGACGGGGACACGTGGAGAAGTCGTTTCGGTACGGCCCCATGTGCCCAGCTCACGGTAGTAGCCGGTTGCAGATTCGTAATACCAGCAGGGACCCGCAGGCCAGGCGGGATTATATTGAGCGCCGCCCTGGGAATAGTTTGTATTGGTGGCCTGTAGAAGAGCGGTGCATGCCTGCTGCGCCGTGCCGTATGTACAGGGAACACCTATGCCGCCACTGATCCCGGCTGAATAACACACCGTGGTGTCACCCTTACGCGTAAGGGCTCCGTCAGTCATCACCCAGTCTACGGCAGCAAAGATGCCGGCCATGCCAGCGGCTGCCGCAGCCTGCTGAGGGCTACTCTTTACGAAAGACTTGGCGCCCGCTGCCCATTTAGGCCACCCGTAGGAGCGCTTTGCGTTGACTGGAAGTTGAACGCGGGAACCGCTTTGAGTGCTAACAGTTGCGTTCCAATCTCGCGAGTCGACAAAAGCCGAAGGGCCAGTACCTGGAACCCAGGCGCGCTGAACATCGCCGGGTTCAGGGATTACCTGTCGGGCTGCGCTTACTTCGAGGCTGAATAACAAAGCAGCCAGAACGAGGAAACTTGAACAAGAAAAACGAGCCATCCCGCGTACTCCCAACCTGTTACAGCGTCCATTGTTTTCTCCAAAAAAAAGGGGAGCCAAAAGACTCCCCCGGTGTAGCAGTCCGTCTTAACGGGCAGTGCGGCGGAAGTATGCGAACGCAACTACCACCAGAACTACGCCGAACATCAAACCGCCGATAGTACCTACGTCAGTTTTCAGAGCCTCGATGGAGGCAGTTACGAACGCGGGAATTACGCTTCCAGATTCCATATTTCAGTTCCTTTCATGAGAGAGTAAGAATCGTGTTAGAAGGCCCAGCCCCCAGGCAGTGATGTAACACGAAACCACCAACCACCCGAGTTTCAGCCCATCAGCAACGCTGAGTGGCGGAATTATTGACGCCTGCACAGCCCATGTTTGGCAGACGCCGTTGACAAGTTCAGTGCAGACGTATGTATCCATTAGTTGGCGCCTACTGCCTTCGGAGCCGGTGCGGAAATGCGACGAGCTTGACGCGGGTCAACTTCGAAGTGGATACGGTCATCCTTGATCGAGCAGACGATGTCGCACTCGTAATGGCCGACCGGCAGCACTTCCTGCTGGGAGGCGGCGTAGTAGCTGAACTTCTGCGGATACGGAACGCCCGGCAGATGCGCGAAGGCTTCGGCCATCCAGTAGGCCTTTTGAGACTTGGCGGCGATGCCAGTACGGAAGTTGCCGGTAGTTTCGATCTTGATAGTCATAGCCATGGGTATTGCCTCTTAAAAGCCGAACAGGTCGGCAACGCAGGGAGTGCCACGCTCTTGGCGTTCCAAGAACCATTGGCGTTCGGGCTTGATGCCCTGGGACTGGCGAGCTTCGAGCGCTGCCAGGGTTTCGTTTACTTGCTGCTGCAGAACCGGGTTCACGAATGGCCGGGCCTGCTGTTGCTCTTGAAGGCGGCGACGCTGGCCGCTGGTGAGTTGGGTGCCTTGGAAGCTGACGGTTCTCATGGGCGGAACTCCAAGCGCACGAAGTAGAACGCAATGACACCGCCCGCGAGGGTGGCCAGCAGAGAGAGCGTCGCGGCGATCATGCGGCCACCTGCAGATGGTTCGGGCGCTGATACCAGCTCGGGATGGCCAGCACGGTCGACTTGGTGATCTCGCGGGCCTGACGCACGAAGACGGGCGCGAAGCGCGAGGTATCGCAGGCGTTGCGAATGTTGATGCCGATGCGGTTAAGGCGCGCGGCGTGGGTCTGTACTTGCTTCTTGCCGAAGTCGAACTGCTGGCCGTGCATCCACTGAATCGCATACATGGCGGTGGTGTTCGCTGCACGGGTGGTGTCTACGATCTGCTCAGCCAAGAGCTGTTCGGATATGGAAACGATGTCCATTGCGGTCACCTTCAGTCGCTCGTCAATTCTCAAAAACTCATCGTGGAGTTCGGCAAAACGCCGTTCGTCAAACAGGCCCCAATAGGCCAGGCATTCACGCTGCAAAAATTCGCTTTTCAGCTCCTGCTCCATCCGAACCACGCCATGAAGGGCGCAGTAGTCGCGGACGCGCTGCACATACAGGAACTCGGGGGATTCATCGCCGTAGAGGCGCTTGATCTTCGGGAGCAGGTTCTCGTCCAGCTCGAAGGCCTTGTCGTAGGCCTTGCGGTACTGGAGGCGCCCACCTTTGCCGTTGCCCTTCGGGGTCCAGGCAACAGTTCTGCCGTTCGGATAGAGGAAGCCAATGGAATGACCGATGCGCTGGGACGAAACACCGCGCAGATAGGCCAGAACGTTGCCCTCACCGACCGAAACGTTAGTAGTCAGGTCGATGCGCTCAATCTTGGCGCCGTCCGCCACGCGATCACCGGTCTTTGCGCCTGATGCGCCGTCCCGCAGATCAACGCGAGTGCAGCGGGTGAAGCCCGGCAGGCCGTACTCAGCCAGAAGCTGGTTGTAGACCGAAACACACTGTTCGATGGTCGAGAAGCCGAACAGGTTGTCCAGGCGCCCTACCCGGCTTGGGTTGCCTTCGACGCGGACTTTCCGCCCCTGAACATGGATCGTGACCGACGTTGAATAGCTGGCCTCATGCTTGAAGCGAGGCTGGCGGGTGGAGAGCACTTCATTGGTGTTCGTGTCGATTGTGATCGTCATCACATCGCACACGACCGGGAGGTCATGAGCGTGTTCCTGAGAGACGGTGAGCCAGTCGATGAAGAACATCCGATGTCGCCTTATCCACTTGTGAACAAATCACATTGGAGGCGAATGTAGACGAGGGAACTTGTCACCGTCAACACAAATCACATCGCAACAAATAACATGGCGACAGGTGGAATCACATGAATGGGCGTGCCATGGGAAAAACAGTAAGGCTGTCGGACGCAGAGCAAGAGGCGATCCGGCAAAAAGCCATAGAAATCAACAAGTTACTGATAAAGCAGGGAAAGCAGCCCCTGCGGGACAGTGAACTTGTGCACAAAATCCTTGAGAAATCAGTGCCTTACGTACAGCTAGGAGCGTCGGGCGAAGTGGTCATAGAGATCGAGTGACCGTGGGAAACCACGGTAAAGTGGGGGTGTAACAGCACCCCCCACCCTCTCGGCTCCAGTTCAGCGAGCCAGCAAGCAAAATCAAAAGCGTCTCCGACGGCCCTGCCGGGGGCCTCTCGGCGAGGGCCAGGGGTGCAGGGGGAAAAGCTCTCCCCTGCTCCCCAGGCAGAGAGTGAGGGGACGGTGGAGGGTCAAGGGTGAAGGCTTCGCCCCTGATCCTCACCCGTTCGTTTTTTCGCGGTGAAGCGATGCGAAAAAGCCGCTGCGGCTTCCGGTCAGGCCCTTGACTGATGACAGATAGGCGGGGTGGTCAGAGGTCGAGAAAAGCGCGGGAGGCGTTCTGCAGGGCTTCCAGGCGGGCGTCAAAGTCGGCTTCTTCGCGGTCGATCTGATCAACACGCTTTCGCAGCTCACGGACCTCAGCAACGAGGCGCGGATAGTCATCGAGCAGCCACATAACGGCATCTGAACCTTTGCGCCCTGGAGCGTAAAGCTCGGCGGTTTTGATGGCGTAATCTTCGAGAGAAATAGCGCTTCGCATAATCGACGTTACATTAAATTCGGCACGGAACATGCCACCATCCGCACCGAATTAAACGTAACGTCGTCCATTATGCGAAATAACATGTTATTCCTGCAGGTGCTCGGCCAGCCACTTTTATCGCTCGTCGACCCTGCAGTTGACGCGCCGATTGCACTCGCCTCAATTGCATTCACGCTCGTCCGCGAAATGCTGCGCGAAATTCGCTGGGTTTGAGGCCAGCCTGCTTTCTGAAGAATCGGCTGAAATACGCAGCGTCGGCGTAGCCCAGGTCATGGGCGATCTGCTGGATGTCCAATGCGGTATATGCAAGCTGTCGTTGTGCTTCGCGCACGATGCGTTCGTTGATGACGGCTGTCGGCGATTCGCCGAGTTCTTCGCGGCAGGCTCTGCCCAGCGTGGCCGGCGTGATGCCCAGCGCTTCGGCATACAGCGCGAGCGGCCAATGCTGTTTGAAGTGCAGACCGATCAGTTCGCGGAACTGACCGAGCAATGCCGAGCGTCTGCCGTTGGCCGGCCTTGCGGTCAGGGTCGGCTGATTGAGCCGTGTGATCTGTACCAGCAAGGCGATCAGCAAGGCATGGCCGGCCGCCATGTTGTCACGTTCCTGGCCTTGTGCTTCGTTCTGAATCAGCTGAATAAGCGGCCAGATGGGTTCCGTGCCATCCGCAATCCAGGGCAAGGGAATCACCACCGGACGCTGCATCATTGCCAGCAGATCGCTGGAGAGAATACGTGCCATGGACTCCAGCGGCCGTTGCGCTGCCGTGATGACTGGACCATCGGTCTCCGCGCTATAGCGAAACGCATGCACGGTGCGTTGCGGCAGCAGGATCAGGCACGGCGCATGGAACGCCATGCGACTGTTCTCCAGCGATACCTCGCCCTGGCCGTTGCGCACATAGACGACCTGCAGCAACGCATCGTGCTGATGGGGCCGGATTTCGCGCTGATGCATGTCGCCGCGGTCACTGATCCACTCCAGATGCAGCAGATCCTGCCACGCCGGCAACGCGGCCTGGCCGTACAGCGCGTAATTGGGAATGCGTCTGCTCATGGGCGGCCCAGAACTCGAAACAACGAAAGTGCGCTGATTGTCCTGTTGCTTGTTCAATTTGTCACATGTGGATGTCGTTAAATGTCACGTCAACGCGTGCCGGCCGCCCTCTCCCGCCCTTGGCCCACGCCTCTCGAACAATACGCCTATGACCATGCCAACCTGGCGCGAATGGCTGTTCTCGGCCAAGGCGCTGATTGCCGCCCTGATGGCGCTGTACATCGCACTGGCGATACCCCTGGAAAACCCGTACTGGGCGATGGCCTCCGTATATGTCGTGTCGCACCCGTTGTCCGGCGCGACACGCTCGAAGGGGATCTACCGAGCCCTGGGCACACTGCTCGGCGCCGCCGCGTCGGTCGTGCTGCTGCCAGCCTTTGCCCAGCAGCCGATCATGCTGAGCCTGACGATGTCGCTTTGGATCGGCGGCCTGCTCTACCTGTCGCTGCTGGATCGCTCGCCGCGCAGCTACATCTTTCTGCTGGCGGCCTACACGGTGCCGCTGATCAGCCTGGCCGAGGTCAATCATCCCGCGACCATCTTCGATGTCGCGCTCGCACGCTCCGAGGAAATCTTGCTCGGGATCGTTTGTGCCAGTGTCGTCAATTCAGTGCTGTTTCCCAGCCGTATCGCGCCGACGCTGAGTGTAAAGATGGACGCGCTGCTGAGCGACGGCCGAGCCGCGGCCAGCCGCATGCTCAACACGCGGCATCTGGGCGAAGCCGACCAGCGGGCGCTTAACGCGCTGCTGGTAGACGTCATGGGTCTGGACGGCATGCTCACGCACCTCGACTACGACAGCCGCAGCTACAGCTCGACCGTCCAGGCCCGTGAATTCCGTGCACGCATGGCCATGCTGATGCCGCAGCTGATTTCCACCGCGGACTCGCTGCACCGGTTGCAGCGGGAGCCACACGGCCTGCTGCCGGAGCTGGAGGAATACCTGCAGACGGTGGATCGCTGGATTCAGGGCGATGCGCCATCCAGCGACGCCGACCAGTTGCGTGAGCGCAGCCTGCAGCTAGGCACGTGGCTGAGTGCGGCCCATCCGGCACAGGCGCTGGCCATCGACAGCGCCTTGCGCCAACTGCGCGCGCTGCTCGACCTCTGGCAGGACTGCCTGGCGCTGCGGCAGCAGTTTGCCGACGAGCGTGCCGACAGGCTCCCGGCGCTGCGCTATCACGCCCAGCAGCTGGCCGGCGGCCGGCGCCATCATGATTACGGCCTGCAGGGGTTCACCGCTGCTTCCGTGGCGCTGTCGGTGTTCTGCCTGAGCATGCTGTGGTTCGTTTCCGGCTGGCAGCACGGCTACAGCGGCGTGTTCATTGCCGCCGTGGCGGGTTGCTTCTTCGCCAGTCAGGACAACCCGGCGCCATTCATCAGGTCGTTCCTTGCCGCCACACTGGTCTCAATCAGCGCCGCCGGCATCTACCTGTTCGCGCTGATGCCCAACGTGCACGACTTCGGCAGCCTGGCCACGCTGCTCGCCGGGCCGTTGCTGCTGCTCGGTACGCTCGCCGGTCGTCCGCAGCATGCCGGAACGGTGATACTGGTGGCGGTCCAGACGATCTCCAGCATCACCATCCAGAGTGCGTACCAGGCGGATTTTCAACTGTTCGCCGATATTGCCCTGTCCACTGCCTTGGGCGTCGTGTTCGCCCTGGTCTGGGCGCGGTTGACCCGTCCGTTCGGCACGCTCTGGGCCGCGCGTCGGCTGGTACGCCACGGCTGGCAGAATCTGGCGCAGCTCG